TGTCCGGAATTTGATTCATCTATTCTGGCGATTGGAAAATGTCGGTCCGGGCTTATCGACTCTATAAGATTGAAAGCATTGACAAAGACATCGATGTTGTCAGGACTGGACGGTGTCAATGATTCATCAAAAAGAAGTGGGATTTTGACATTCTCATACGTCAGGATAAAATTCGTGCGTATTAAATGCCAAACGCCACCAGATCATACGATTTAACGTTTAGTTGAATTTATCTGTAGCCCCGACAGGGCTCACTACATGCGTTTTCTATTCAGAATCGATGATTAATTGCGAAATAGGGGTAATATTGTACAAAATGTAGGGGTAATAAGTTATTTTTGTTGTAGGGTTATTCAGAATTCCCGGCCTGCATGAATGTCAATAATTTAACTGATCACCACCGCGTCTATCCGTCAGTAGACAGTCACCACCAAGAAAAGCAAGACACCTATGTTAACATCCGTGCGGTTGCTCGGAAGAACAGGAATAAAACTATCGACATCGGTGTGTATCATTCAAACGGTGTACGAATGAAGGTAAAGCATGCATCTTTCTCAGAAGGTCGTGTTCGTAACGGTTATTACACGCCAGAAGAGACCTCCACGATAAACGATAGAATATATGAAATTTGGAAAAAGGTCAAAGAATACCTGCATCAGAATCCCAATGCAACGAAGCAAATAATTGAAGACGTGACCTACGGTGGACATTTTTTGTCCACCCACAAAAAGGCCCGAACCAAGGAATTACACTTGCCGATCTATAACGCTCTAAAGCCGTCGGCGTATTTCTCCGAACTAAGGCGAAAATATCCTAAGCGAAAGGAGACTGTAATAACTTCAGTCATCAACGAAGAAGGTTTTGAAGAAGACCACTATGATGAGGTGGTAATTGATCCATTGTCTCTTGATTCACCGGACTTTCCTAACAACTTTCCAAAAGACTTAAAGAAGCACCTAATAAAGAAATATGATTTAAAGGAATCTAACGACTTCTTTACCAACCAGAGAATCAAACTAATCTGTAGTTCTCTTTTTTTCGAAAACCAGACCCTAAAGGAGATAGTAAAAATTGAACCAGAATTACTGGAACAATTTAAAAAGCAGGAACGTGTAAGAAGCGTTACTCCTTATTCTTACAATATCACGATTAATGGCAAAAAGGAACAAGGGGGTCACAAGGATAAATTGATTGCGCTCAAGCAAGCGGTTGATTTCACGAACACTGATACAGAAACTATTTACTCGACACAGGCATTCGACAAAAACAATCTGCTTCATATTTTTGGATCAGTTTACTTTGATACCTTAAGAAATCAGCAAAATGAACGCGTAATTATACGTCTATTTGACTATGTAGCCAATAGCAACGTCTCAACGCATGTGAGCCACTATAATCAACAGTGGGCAACCAACTTTATTCATTGGATTAATAAGCATGGCTACATTGACATTTCAGCAAAGCAGTTCGATCCACTCAAGTACAACAAGGAAATATTTATCGGGAAGGAACGGCAACAGTATCGTTCAGCCGGTGTCAAAAAGCAATTGGTTAGTATGAAGGTTGTAGGTAAGCATCTTCAGGATAAGGGGCTACTACCTCCGGTCAACTACGATGCAATAAAAATTAACCTATTTCGAGAATCAGTTGAAGAGGGGACAAGAAATACACATTATCTTCTATTATCTGAGTTTGATGATTTGTTCAACTACGAATTCAAGTCAGCAAAACTCAAACAGTATGTTTCGTTATTCGATGAACTGCGCTCCCAAGAAGTATTAAAAGGTACATTCGCCAATGATGTTAGTCTATCGACTTTGAAGTTGTATAGGGATATTTTCTGTTTTCAAATAATGATTGGAGGTTTGAGGGGATTGCCTGAATTTCAGACTATCGAGTTAATTGATTACGACAAGACAGGAAAAGTATTTAGATTTTTTCAAGAGAAAACTCAAAAGAGTAAGGAAACAAAACGCCATGTTTTGAATCCGACGAATAGGTATACTGAGATTCTTTTAAAACGTTATGGTAATAAGTTGCCTTCCGCTAAATCGGCGGAGGTGTTAAATGGCTACCTTAAGGTTATCGCCCATTCGATAGGACTGCATAGGGAAGTTGAGAAAGGAATGTCGGTAGCGAACACGATTAGCCAATATTGGGCTCGAAAAACTTTCGGCAATATTCTATTCAGTGAAGGCATTAGCGAAGACCAGATCGCACTCTTTACCGGTCATGAGACCCGTAAAAGCGAATTGGGTAAGTCATACCTTGACTTACAGAATGTCTCTCTGAAGCGAAAAATATATGACATGGTTGGTTTCTAGGTAGCGTGTCAGTGTTCGACTAATCTAATCGTTTTGTTATATTTGAGTAATTGAAATGTTTGATTTGTCAGAGTTGTATAACTGTGATTGATCTGTGAGGGGTAGATTCAACGGTCTACCCCTTTTTTAATCCCCAAGACCCGATGGAAAAACTGTTTAAATTCTTTGAAAGCAAAGCCGGATTTTTAACGGCAATAGGCCTGATTCTTGGCATATTCATTTTTGGTGGTGCTATCATGTACTTCGGCTTTTATAGATCATGCCCAAGTGATGCCGGAACTTTTGGTGATATGTTTGGCGTAATCACGTCGCTTTTCAGCGCACTCACTGTGATTCTTGTGTTCTATGCTGCTCGATTACAAAAGAAGGAATTGAATGATACGCGAGATGAGATGAAAACTCAAACCGGTATTTCATTAGCCTTAAGTCAAGCATCCAAAAAACAAAGTGAAGCAGCAATCGAGCAAAGTAAAGCCTCTATCAAACAGAATAAGAATCTAGTTCTGCAACGATTTGAAAATACCTTCTTCAACTTGATCACAATTCATAATCAGAATGTGGAGAATCTAAAACATGCAATTGGAAGTCCTCTTTTTCCTTCTCTATATACAAACATGCAAAGAAAGTTCCAGATGGAATTTACTGGAATTCCGAACTTCTTTACCGAGGACTATGGAGATTTCATACGATGGTACAACACAGAGCCTCAAGGTGGAGAGAATCTTACTCTACATTATTTCAAACACATTACGAATATCTTGACATTTATAAAGGATGCCACTCTAAGTGAAAAAAGAAGAAGTTTCTATTTGAATACATTTCTGGCCTTGCTTTCATCCCACGAGTTGACGCTTTTATACTTTCATGTTGCATTTTACAATAAACTCAACGATCGGAGCAAAGAAGTCAGTGAACTCAGGCTCTTCTGTTTGAGGTATAAAGTTTTCGATGACGTGGAGAATCTACCTAACGACACGTACAAGAATATTGTCAAAGCATGGAGCAATTGACCTTAGAAAACTGTTACTCCGAAGATGGTGCCAGAGAAGTTGTTTGACATATAACATGCAGTACCTGACGTAACAGTTACAACAAGTCGATAGTAGTTGCTTCCTGCTGACGCTCCCGTGTCCAAATAATCAATAATTGCAGTTGTCCAACTGTCGCCGTCTAACTTATAGGTTCTCGATGAAATAGTTGTGAATGGCCCACTGACTGAGGATGCTCTTTGGAGATCGAGTCTTACCACATCCGACCCACCGCTATCTCTTGCAAGTTGGCATTGCATACGAACCATTGGACGAATCCTGCCAGTGTTGGCTGAGAGAGTAAATAATTTGTTGCTATAGGTCTTTGTTGACAATGCGGTGATCGTTGAGAAGTCTACGGAACCGTCTGAACTTGAACCATTACCAGAAAATAAACCAGTTACAGAGGAATCCAATTTTTGTGTAGGAAACGGAACCATTTGCCAATTTATTATTATCAACATTTCCATCTGCGATTTTGCTATTGGTTACTGCTCCATCGGAAATCTTAATCGCAGTTACGCCACCGGTGTTCAACGATATGAATCTATCACCATTACTCAGGTCTCCACCACCAACCAGACCATCATTGCCGAACACGCCTGTTGACTTGTTTGCTTTACCTGTCAATGAAGAGTTGATATTGTTGATCTCAGAATTTACGTTCAGACCGTTGCTGATAACGTCAGAAGTAAAATTCTTCTGTCCATTCACTGTCTGGTTACCAGACAGCCGCATGAATTGAGATGCAAGTATGTCGCTGTAATTGCGTCCACCGGATGCAGACATAACAATATATTCACCTGCTCCCGGAACACTACCCACCAACTCTGCCTTCTGTAATGTTCTCTTGAATGCTGAACCACCCTGTTCAAGTGGGAAACTATCCATGTCAACGTCTGCTGCTTGTACCATGTATTGAGGGAAGGAAACTATTCCAGACTGTGAACTGAACTGCATCACAAGGCCGTTAATAATGATCAAACCATCACCAACAGTATAATTTCCGGCTGTCCCGGTCACAATGCACCCTTGAAGAATAAATGCCCCTTGCCCAACATATTGTAATTGTATTGCCTTCAACATTTCTGATTGAAGAACTTCTAAATCCGTTTGGTGAATCTCTCGACCTCCGATCTGATCATAATTGCCTAATAACATATTCTTACTAAAACCATTTAACTAAATATTATTTCAAACTGCTTGCCTGCCAACTTGTACTTGTTGACGTCCGCTTTCATTCTAACCTCTTGTGAGGTCAATGATACGGGTGCTTTAACAACGAAGTCAATTCCATCTGGCAACCCTGTACTATTCTCTCCTTCGATGTAAAGAAAACTTTGTGTTGCGCCTGTCTCCGGTTCGGTATATAGGTAGACTGGTGCTTGTCCCTCGCCCTCAACATACCAGTAAGCAGAGTTGTTTTGCTCATGTTGTATAATGATCCTTCTTAAACTTGGATCATATCTATCATTGAGCATCTTCTCCATGTAGATGGTCTGGCCATTGTAAGACAGTTCTACCAAAGCCTGATCTTTAAATGCATTGAATCTATCTTGTGAATAGTTAATGCCAGACAACAACGTCTCATACCAATTGAGATTGGTCGGGTTTCTCCACCTTGGAGGTGTTAACCTCTTAACAAGTTTCGAAAGGTTGTATCTGTATATCTGCTGCATGGTTATACCCCTGTGTAACTAATCAGTTCGTCGAATGAATAAGGTGAATCCGCTTCATTAATGTACCCCGCTGGCAGTTCAATGATCCTACCAACTGGCACAATGTCAAAACCAGTTTTGATACAAAGGTTGTCAACAGACACATCGTTCACGCCTGTTACATTTTGAATTGTGTCGATCACATCATTGAGTCTCACTTTGCCATCGAATGGCAAAGACTTCATGTACGTTCTTAAAGCCAGTTCGACCGCATCTTTCACAACGGATGGGTCGTAGATTGAATCATAATAAACGGTTGTTCCTGACATAATCAATTGATCCGAGGCAAGAGAAACTATGTTGATCTTAGTCCCTGCTAATTTGATCTTGGTTATATACTTCGTGAATTGTGTCTTCTCTTGCGCTGTCAGTGCTTCCAAATCACCCGAAGAAACATTCTCCTTCGCTACCTTGATGAAAAGCGTTGATCCAGAATTCTCTGTTACCGATACTGCTTTAATGATCTGGCTTGTCGGATCATTCACAGGATAACTAAACCGTGTGCCTTGAAGTGTAAGGTCATAACCTAACTGAAATTCGAGAGCCCGGTTATAATACCATTCGGGAGTTCCTATGAAATTGTTCCTGATCAACTCCGTTACTTCAGACTCGAACCTATCTTGGATAATCTCCAAGTTCTGTTGTGCATTGCTTGCAACGAAAACCCAGTTGCGCCAAATGGCCGCCTTTGAGGTTGAATTCAGTGAGTTCAATTCCGCTCTGGAATTCTTATCGCTAAATATGCTTTGTGCTATTTCTGTAAACGTTCTTGCCATGCTGATACTAAATACTATAGAACTGGACTAATTTCATATTCAATGCGCTTGCGTACCAACGCTTTAGAACTTTGGTGCTATGATTTGGGTTGAACTTTATTCCTTTGCGTCTAGCATAGCCACCTAAATATTTATTAATAACCCTAATGCCACATAGTCGAGTTGAAATCTTCATTATCTGCATCCTTCGTCTAATTCTGCTAATACTAATCTTAGTTCGTATTAATAGGCACAGAGATAAGTACGCCTTCGAAAAATCTACTTTTCTTCGGACAGATTTATAAGGACAGACAGAATGGAAACACAACCTTTGTCATAGGCGAACTCTCTCCTTTTCTTCAACAATTGCGCTAACGCTTCGTTATATCTTTCTTCATCGAACTCATCGTTTTCATCTGAGACAATAACTGCTTTAGGTACAATAACACCTTCATCATTAACTGAGTATTCATCAATCGATTCAAATACGTATCTCTCCTTTTTCTTTTTCTCTTGTCTCGATAGACTTAGTTTGTCCAGATAATAGTATTTGATACAAGCCTGAAAGTAACTATAGGACTTTCCTTCATCGGGATTGTACTTAACCATCCCACGTTCGAAAACATGAGTGATTACATCCAGCACTAAATCAGTATTGTAATATTTACCGAAGTATCGTTTGAGAATGGCATCAGCCATTGCATGTAATTGAGGATAGATATATCTTCCAAAGATGATGCTTCGTTTAATATGATCTGATTCATTCTTAAACGCTCGTATTGCATTGTCCTGTTCTTCGCCCCAATACTGCCCCCTCGCTGTAACCAGTTTTCTCTTTCTTCCCAACTTCACTTCGTGATTTACTCCAAGATGTTATTTATACAAAAGATGATACCAGCCATTTGTTTATTGATGAAATGAACATTACTTCAAAGGCACCATAGTTTGAGTTGATGACTGCGAAACTATCCCCCTCAATCAACTTGCCGTTCCCGTTTACTGTCACGTTATGGGCGAGACCATTTCCCGAATCCTTAAACCTTACAGCCTGTTTGTTCAAAGGGCTAGCCGGTAGGTCGATATTGAGTGCATTGCTGCCAGTGTTACAGATAACAAGAAAGTTTCCCGTATTGCTTATTGAGGTGTTCCCCGATACAATCAGGATCGTTGTTTCACCTGAGTAGGTGTTGGTGATCGTCTTATATGTCCCGTCTCCTGCTAGGTAGGCATTGCCTCCAAGATCATTACGAACGATTCCGATCTTTGCTTTCTCGGCAGCCGTTACAAACTTATGAGCGGTGATCGTATCTGAAATATCATCGGCATTCAGCGTAATAGTATTGCCTGTCTTGCCATTGACCGTAATGGTCTTCAGCGCAAGGACATCAGATACTTTCCTTTTGTAAGTATAAACATCCGCAGTTGGCTCACTATTGTAGAGGGCTAGGTAGTCGTTAAGGTCTAACTGACTGCTATCTTCTAAATCTATAATTCTTTTTGTACTCACTCTGTTCGCATGTTCATCCGTTTATATTATGTTCTACTTTACGATACCTATACAACTATCAAGTTACCATGATCGTCCGTGACGAAATTTCCGAAATCATCAACTAGATAAGTATTGTTGTCCTGCGTAGATATGGTTAGGTTACTAAGTGTCACCTCTGTACCATCCGCGTCTATTACCGTCACGGAGTATGTGCCACCGGGAACAGCAACAAGGTTCTGACTGTTTGAAATAACCTGATCTGTATCCTGATTCTTCCATACGAATTGGAATGGTGCTTTACCTCCCATGATGTCAATTAAAATGAATCCATCACCCCCCACATTCTCGTTGCCAATCTGTTTTAGAATAATTTGAAGAGCACCTATAATTCCAGTATCCTCGTAATCTGAATTATTGATAGTTGCCGGATAACGATTGAAATATTCTGTGATGGTGTTTGCACTCAGCGCGAGCCCATCCCTTATCAAGAGAACCTGACCTCCCTCTATATCAGTATCTAAGCCATCGGTGAAAGCATTATCGTCTACTAGTTCCCACACTCTGCTAATTGACCCGTACAGGTTTACTGAAACGTCATAAATTGATTGACCATATTGTACTTCGTACTCCCTCATTATCCTTCTTCGTTTCTGCTGGTCTTCAATGTTATGTTGAATTGATCATTGTCAGTTTGCTGCTTTACGGCGACGCTAACCACATTGATGTTATCCTTTTGAAATTCCTTTCTTATAAGCCTTTCAAGTTCGGGTTTGCTTACTGGTGAATTCTGAAAGTTTGTAATACCTACGCCTAAGTCTGGGAATTCTAAAAAATTACCTTTGTTCGCGTATAGTATCTCAGTCTCATCCTGCAAATCCGTATCGTCAACAAAGAAGTCACCCTGTCGTGTGACGAATTGATGGGTTACAATATTTAGTTTTATTCCTTTCATGCTTAACTAATAGCATTGTCGACAACAGCCGGAACGCTTTGCGTCTGTGTGGCTGCTGATCCTGTGGTAATTATTGCTCCGCTCGGTATTGTAACTGTTGCTGATTGAATGGTTTCAATTATCCATTCAGCCATTGCCTGAGCGTATTGTTCCTTTACATTTCCATCCGGTGAGGAATGGTCAAAGACCAACGCTTCTAACTTTTCCTTGAATGAGTTCTTAATTGATGTTTCGTCTAGTGCCATATTTATTGAAGGGTGCCAAGTATTTTGTCCAAGGCGTTATTAAGGTCTGTTATGTTTATAGGAGTTGAAGATTGACCGTGCACCGTCATCACGGTTAGATTTGCCAAGGCAGTCTTTAGGTCTTCCATGCCGTCTTTCAGGTCATTCGCACCCACGGTTAATTTTAGACCGGTCCCATCCAGTTTAAAATCTGTATTATCAAATAACATGGAGATAGAATCAATCTCGCTGAACATAAGAACATGGGGTTGTTCGTTGGCTGTCTGACCAACGATAACAAAACTTCCTATGGTAGGGATTGGAATTATGCCAGACGTAGGACTCTCCACAGCCGACAACCTGACTTCTAAAATCTCTGGCTGATCGTCCAAGGGCTGAACCGTACATGTCTTGGATGACATATCAACATCGGTTACACTGCCAAGTATTGACTCAAATATGTCTTGTTTGGCAAGTTTTTGAATTGCATTCCTGATTTCCATCGAAGATAAATACTTTCCTAGACCCGTTCCGCTAACTCGATAGCCTGTCTAAATCCCGAAGTTCCAAAGGTGGTTTGTACTGCCTTGACTATATATCGGCCTGAACGTTCTTTGAAGAAATTGTCCGTTAGATTTACGATGTCGCCATGCTGGACATTGGGTTGTCCAAAAGTCGTGAATGATCCTGCATAGCCATCAAATTTGAAATCAGTCAGGGCTTTGTTTGCCCTCTCTTCAAGTGTGGCTTTGTCAACATTGTAGAAGTGTATGGTTCGCTCAGTGCCTTCAAGATCGCCTTTGACTACTTCAATTTTGCTATTGTCTGGGAGAATAGAAGTCGCCTTAACCGAGAACTTGACATCCTCTGACTTCACGAACTCCAACGAGTTGTCAATGACATGCTTTTGGAAATGGAAATTGTGTTCTTTTTGTAATTCTGGAAAATAATTCAAACCCATGTAAAGAGTGCTATCCCTGAACCAACCATTTATTGAAAACTTATCTGAAAGATATTTAAGAATCTGTGAGGCAGTCACCTTGGTAAATCTTGCCTTTCCGAGCGTGATCTCACCGGGTAATTTGTATTGGATACCTGAAGGAAGAATATCTTTCAACAGTTGATCCAATGAAAGTTTAGGATACGAAAGATTGAATGGTTTCGTCTCCTTCAGTAGGTATGCTGAGTCTTCACAAAAAATCTTTGTTGGAATTCCTGACTCTATACGCGTCACAAAGCCAGTGAACACAATTTGTTTGTTGTCATATCCGTAACCAAGTTTGACAACTACTTTGTCTCCCTTATTGAACAAAGCATCCTTATCAACAAACACACTCTTTCCTTTGAACGATAATTTTCGTGGAATCGTAATCGTGCAAGTGTCCGTCAACGTTTCGTATGAAGAATTAATTTCGACTTGTCCAATCTGCTTGAAAATGTAACTACCAATATGAACTTCAGAACTTAGAACTAACATTGCATGAAATATTTAACCGATGTTATTTTCTTCTGAAATCTCAAGATCGTATGGCTGATCGCTTACGCATGACAACGAGAATTGGACAAGCCCACGTTTTCCTTGAACCTCTGAGATTGAATAAGAGTTAACCACAATATTGTATATACCGAAGTCATTTAAGAACGATGACACCTCAAGTGAGGTCTTTGCATTGGTGAGTCTTATCAAAACGTTCTTTTCTTCAACAGGCGCGACATTGATGAGATTCGAAATCAAAAGGCCGGAAATCTGAACTCGGTAGTCTCTATTGGAAATCAACTCTTTAATTGTGCCATCTCTTCCCTGCACTTCAGTTTCGACAATGTTCTTATCTCCTGAGACTTCAAATAGAGCACTATCAACACGCAAGCCAGAATATTTTATTATCTGTCCTGTTACTGGGTCTTGATATTGTCCGTTCTTCAATTGTAAGTTTGAATAGATTGGAGTGCCTAAGTATGATGTGGCAATTGCTTGATCCGGCTCATAGGTAGACGGCTGTATCTTGTTTACTCTTGTGTAGACAACATCGATTACGTTATCTTTAATAATGTTTAAAGCCATTAGTTATAACTTTGTTCGAAATCTCTAACTGCATCGGTCAGGGCTTCTGCCACTGCTTGCTTCAAATCTTGTTGAAGATTGGCACCAGATATTGAAAGAGAATTAATAAGATTATTTATGTTAACCACAACAGATTTGCCTTCGCCTTTTCCACCAACGACATCAATTGCACCACCTTCGGTTTTTGTCTTACCCGCTGTTACAGCATTGGGAGCCATCAAAGGAGAACCTTTGCCTAGCATTGGTGATAGTCCGGCATCTGGTTGTAATGATACTAATTGACCGGCTGTACCTTTCGCCTGTCTTGCTGCAAGGGAATCGCCAAATGTTTTTCCGGCATCCCCAAGCAAAGAAGAGATTCCATTTTTTATTCCTGAATATCCAGACTTTACTTTATCCCAATTCAGGGTAAATATTCCTTCAAGTAATGTTCCAACCGGAGTAAACACCTTCATGATGTTGCCAGCCATGTTTTGCAGTGTATCCCAGAATGATTGCACGTACTGAATGCCAGTCTTGATACCATTCAATAGCCACAACCAAACATTAAGAAATGCCTTGATCCCTAGAGTTAAATTGTTGATGTTCCAAGCGAGAAACTTGAAGAAACCGCCAAGTAAATCAAAGTCGGAATTTGCAAGACCGACAGTTACCAGCAATTCTTTGATAGCATTCCAAACATCTCCGAGCAAATGCCATACTTCACCGATTGGTTTTGTTAAATCTGTCCACGCATCACTTAATCTATTCAAGAATGTCGTTCCCATTTGAACGAAACCTCTAAATAGTCCTTCGCCTTGACCGAACATCTTCAATTGCAATGACTCCCATGCGCCGCCGAACTGTTCAACATCACCCGATAAGTTATCCAATTGGGTCTTGGCAATTCTTGCCGCTGTGCCTTGAGAATTCTTAATCTCACCTGTTAATGTTCGCAGACCTTCCGCGCCTGTCTTCATAAGAATATTCCATTCTCCGAAGGCATCAGCACCCATCAACGTGCTAATTGCACTGGCTTTCTGTTCGTCAGTGAATCCCTTCATTCTGTCCTCAAGCAAGGCAACAGAGTTGTTTATCCCAATGAACTTGCCCTCTGAATCGAAGAACTGAACATTCAGTTGCTTCATGACCATCGCCATCTTATCTGTAGGAGCGGACAATCTTTGAATCGAAGTCGACAACGCTCTTGTTGCTAGAGAACCTTTTAATCCGTTGTCAGCAAGAACACCGATAGAGGCAAGTGTTTCATTTAATGGCACTCGCATGCTGGCCGCTGCTGGCCCGATATACTTCAATGCCTCGCCAATATCATTTAGCCCCGTGGAAGATTTTACCGAAGTGAAGGCCAATTGATCAACGATACTGCTCATGTCGCCTGCCTTCAAGCCAAACTGTTGCATTGTTGATAAACCGATCTCAACGCTTTCTGCAAGTCCCAATTGAGATGATGCAGCCAAGTCAAGATAACCGGGCATCGCTTGAATGATCTGATTGACACCTTGGCCCGCTTGGCCAGCAACGACCATCGCGTCCGCAACTTCACTACTGGAAAAAGAGGTGCTTGCCCCAAGACTAATAGCAGCGTCATTAAGTCTTTTGAATTCTTCAGTGTTTGCGTTGGTCAGTGCCTTTACATTGGACATAACCTTTGTAAAGCCTGCCCCTGTCGAGATCACCGACTTTAGACCAGCACCAAGTAAACCAATGCCAGCGGTGACACCACCTAACGGCAATAGCATGGAAGTCAATCCACCTCCTACGCCACTTAATGATCCTAATAGACCACCAGAGGTCTTGCCAAGACTGGCCTTCGCTCCTTCAAGTTTTCCTAATCCACCAAGTGCTTTTTGGATTGTCGCGTTAAGCGAATTGGTAAGGTTATCTTTAAACCAGAGTTCAAATGCTACACTATTATTATCTAATGCCAACGTTCATTACTGCTATCAACTTCATGTTATTTTTTATCGGGACTCTCGAAGATTCGACACCAGACAAATTCAGACCACAGTTTTGCAAATTCATTCTTGGATAAAGTCGAAGGATCAATTTTATAATGGTATCTGAGGAGTGCCATTTGCTTTCTTAGAGAGTCAATATTTTTGCTTGGCACAAGCGACCAAAACCTTAAATGTTGGTTGAGGTCGCTGATATGTTTGGGATGATCTTCTGTATCTCCCTGTTAATGGCAATGGAGAATCCTATTTTGCCTGCTAGTTCAAGTAATTCATCATCGCCACCAACGAAGCAGGTTCTGAACATACCCACGCTAGAACTTACCGGAGCCGATTGAAGTGTGCTTAATGTTGCATCGAGTTCAGCCAAATTCGGTTCTCTTAGATATGCGACCAAAATTTCCTTTTTAACGGTAAACACAATCTTGGTTATGTCGCCAAATTGTTTCTTGAGTTTTTCCTCAAGCAATTTGTAATCCTTCTTGCCAGTAGTAGGTTGTAGTTTTTCTTGTGATTCTTCCTGCTGTTGTTCCTTCTTCATAAGTGTTTTTCTTTCATCTAAATACTAGCCCACATCGCCAAAAAAGAATGGACATAAAAAACCACCGTACCTTTCGACACGGTGGCGGGAAGAACTAATTCAGCAGAAATAGTCTTGTTATCTTAAATCCAAGGTTGATTGCCTCGTTTAATGCCTGCAATAATCAATGGGAGTTCGACGCTGATAACCTTGTCGTTCTGTGAGATTGATGTTGGATTGCTTGTGAACTGAACATTTTTTAACACTTCAGTTGTGATTTTATCGGCAATATCAGAACGGTAGGACACTACAATTTCAAAATGGAGACATTAAAGTGATGTCACCAAAAGGTGCTGCATCTTGCAATCTCTTTACTTCATCTTTAAAGAGAGTAATACTTGCCTCATAGGTAACATTACCTGATGAACGCGCCACGGGCTGGTCACCAGCACCGGGTATATTTTCAAATTCACGAGATGAAGAATAGTTGATCGCAGTAACTCCAATCATTGGAGTTGTCATGTTGCTAAACTGTGTTCTTATTTGCGCCCAGTTGTATGTCGACCCATTTATCAGGGTTGGTATTTCGTTAGGTATAACTTTCATAGTTAATATTTAATCTAAATACGATTACGCTAGACTAACTGCGAAACCAAGAGTTATGTTTATGAAACGAGCCACACCAACTGGTTGAATCTTTACATCAATATGAAGAGTATCATCACTAAGAACGTCTTGATTCGGGTTGATATAAATTCGATAGTTTGAAACTTCTCCCAATCTTCTCATTCCGTCTAATGCCTGCTCACATTTTGAAGTGAACTTGCCGACAGTTTCGATTCTAAGTTTTCCGTCATCATCGAGATACAACGGACTATTGAGTTCTGGAAGCAACGCAGTTCGTAGAAGTTTACGCGCTTTGTTGATTACTCTGTTTCTTTCGAGAGAATAGTAATCACTTGCCTCGCTGTTTGCTACAAACGAACTGTTGAAAAAACTGCCGTTCAGGCCATAATCTTTCAACAAGAAGATATACTTTTTGTCGTTCAATTGTGCTTGCTGTGTCTTAGTGACCAGTTTGTACTGTACACCGTTGGAAAAAGCGAGAGTGTTAAGTTCTGAACCGGGCATATCAAATTGTCCCTTCCATGATATTGACTCATGAACTGAACTAGATGCTAATGCCCCAAGAGCAGCACCCAAAATTCCAACAGAGTAACCCTGTGTGTTATAAAGTGCAAAGCCTTTGTTTCCACCATCTTGTCCGATGGTAACTGCCACTTGTGGACAGTCATTACTAGAAAGGTCAGGCAATGATTGCAATGTCATGCCAGTTGTATTTGCTTGAAGGATAGATACAAGAGGAATGTCAAGTTCTTCTTTCAACTCAGTCATGATGTCCTGCAATGCAGTTACCATGCTACTGGAAAGATTGCGCTTCGTATAGATTCCAACTTGAGACAAATCTCCGTCACAATCAGACACTAAATCCTTTACTTCTTCAAATGTGTGCGTACCACCAGTTGGGTAGTCAGCAAATCTCACTTGGAGTTGTCCAGAATCATTGACTCTGTAGAACTCCGATAAGTGGTAGTGTGGAACGGGCAAAGAAGTGGATGTAATCCCGTAGCCTTCAACCTCCTGAATACTGAACACTTGAAAAGTGTCACCAGTCAAGGGGTTTGAAGAAACATAGAATAACAAACCAGATTTGTTATCCTCGCTGGTAAGAATTCTATTACTGCCTTCCTGTTCGACTATTGATATTTTTGATAATGCCATTATTTAATGATTCATTATTTTATGTTATGTATCGTTCAACCACGTAGTGGGTTTCAAAGCAAGGATTTTAACCCTTGCCCTTAACCCCTTTCATTGTGGCTAAACAAGAAATTACTTGTATCTGATTGCGACTTCTTCAGGCTTCACAAATGCTACACCGGCAGAAAGAACCATCTTAGCAAAGAACTTCTCAGAGTTATTTTGAAGTTTTTCAACTTTCAAAGTATCGGCATCCTGAACGCTGTTAACTGCCATCCATAGATCAGAAGAAACTGAGTTGTTACCAGCCGCAAAAATGAATGCATCATCTGAGACGTAGGCTTGTGGAACTACAGTAATACCAGCAAACATTTTTGGTGTTGCCTGTTCGTAAGAGATTGACTTGTTTGTCAACGCCTTCAATGCTGCACCGTAAAGTTCAAATGTCTTGTAGGACATGAAGACTTTCATCTCTGGCTTATATGAAGCAATTCTGAAAGCATCGCTAGAACCACGAGCAGTTGTTAGAGCAGCGTCAATAGTTGCCAAGATGTTGCCACTAGTAAGTGTAACACCGGATATCTTGACTGTGTCAGGATCGGTCTTCGCCAGTTTTTCGAAACCGTCAAAGTATTTCACGTCAGTTGAAAGAGCAGTGTCACCCTTCCAAGATATTTTTGACATGTGGCCACCTGTCTCATTAAAGACAAGCCCAAGCATAGTAGACTGAACGTCAGTCGGGAGTGAATGAAATAAGAATTCGCCTCCTGCGGGGGTATAAGGTGCCCAATATTGTTTGAGGTCAATTGGAAGAAACTCTTGATAGAGCATCCATTTGCCAAGTGTTATTTTTCTGTCTTTGAACTGCTGTCCACCAAGCGGTGAAGAAGGAGTTGCGGCGTAATCCTGAATACTTGAGACAGTGTTATACGCAGTTGGAATGTTATATTTTCCTGAGATCGCTCCACCCTCAACGTGAATGTGAGGAAGAGTATCGTTTTCTTTTAAAAATCTGGCAATTAATCCTGAATAAAAATTCTCTTGTAACGTGTTGCCGGTAACTATTAATGACATCTTAAATCATGTACTTTAATTCTTTTGGGTTATTTATTTGGTTAACATCAATTCTTGAATTGGATCAAGTTTGAATGGTCTTTGTTCTTCAGAGGTTTTTCCATCTGTGTCGATGATGTCTGACAATTTTTCGGTTTTTGTAAGAGCCTTAATGGCTTTACTTCCATTGTCAAAGTCGGTATCCAGAATAGACTTCCAGATCACCTTTCCTTCTGCATTAATCTGTCTGTTCTTGACAGCATCTTCGAGAAGATTATTAATTTCAGATTCTCTCTTTGCCTTTTCTTTGGCTTCGAATGAGTCGACCTTTGCTTGCAATTCATTGATCTTAGTATCTCTGTTGGAGAGTTCCTGTGCTTTGATCGCAATTGCGTTTGTCATTTCCTGAACTTTCGCCATGACATCCTTCTCAGATGCGTCCGGTTGAAGACTCAAGACGTTTAGAATTTCTTCCATGCGTGTATATTTATCTTTTAGGTTATTTATTTCATTAAATGAAGCGGAAGCAACTAGTTGCCTTACCTCGTGTTGATAACTGTCAACCATTGACAGTTTGGTATTGATTAACTCTGTAGCCAAATTTTCTTGTAAGGCTTGTTTTGCTGTAAACCAAGTATCCTTGGACATCCAGTTCTTAATCTTATCCTTCGCTCTCTTGGTCACTGCCTTTACCAGATCGTAAATATTCTGATTGGTGTTTACCAACGCATCGTCAGTAGAACCATCGCTGTACTTAGCAGAATGAAGCATCAACTGAGAATAGGAATACATTTTCCTTTTTGATCCTGCCAAGAATATCAACGCTGCCATGCTTGCGCCGACCGCATCAATAATTGTAGTAACTGGCTTCGAAGAATTGGAAATCTTTGTGATTAAAGGAAGTCCCTTATAAACGCTGCCTCCCAAGGAATTGATTAATATCTCTATCTCATCAATTGAATCGTCAGACTCCAATGCTTCGAACTCAATCAAAAACCTCTCGGATGTGTAGCCCTCAGAGTCTATTTCATTAAACAATCGCATTTTGCCAATGCGATTCTCTTTTGCTACAATGAATTTGTTTTCCATTGAATTTAAATACACGCAACGATGAAAAAGGAAAGGTTTACGGTAAGACTAAATTTGTTACATGCTGTATTTATCTCCATGCATGAGACAGCGAACAGAATAAACGTTCTTCAGCAAGAACTTATGGGAGCAATTGAAATAAGAAATGGTGCGATCAGGAAACGTTACACGGAGATGTATAACATCAATACTTGGTACATGATCAAACTCAATTACGTTTACTCACAGATTGCAAAGGAGTTCGACTTGAAGGCAGCAACGGTCAAGAACATTATTCTCTACAAAAAATAATGATTTGCAAAAGGCGAAGTATTTACTTTTGAAAATCGTTCAAATTTTCGGCTACGGGGAAGAGGGTGTCATTGCGGCATCCTCTTTTTTCATTTACAGCAATCCATCAATTTCCTTCTTGTCTTCCTTGGAAAGTATCTTGAGATATGGGTGGTTCTTTGAAAACAGTTCCCCTGTCTTTCCCGGATTAAATCTAAAGTCGGGAGCAGCGATCTTCTTATATTCACTTCGCTCCTTCGCTGTTAACTTTGCTGGCTTTGCGTTCGGGACGGCAACTAGACGACACCTACAATTCCAATCGAACGGAGGCACAAGAGAATTAAACAATGAATCATTCTTTTTAAGGATAAGTCCTTCCAACTTAGCATGTGATGGTCTTACTCTAGCATCCCCTACAGTTGAAAACATTAGCATGTCATCATTGTCATAGGATAGCCAATCACTTGCGGATTGCGCCTGACTGATTGCGGACTGGTATTCTGTTTTGAGATGGTTCTTGTTGAACTCCAACCCAATCTTTTTGCACTCCTGCTTGAACTGGCTGAACGATCTAAGATTCTTACCTTCGAAAAGCAGATCGTTGAACGACTGTACCAGTGCCTTATTCTTGCCACCAGTGAAATAGTAAATGTTTTGCTTCAACGCTGCAATAAAGTCAAGGTCTTCTGAATCAAAATTTGGATTTGACAAATCTCCATCGAAGTTGAAAGAATCGAAGACTGCCTTTGACATGAGGTCGCCAACTCGTCGAATGTATTCCGGGTCTAATGGATTTACGTTATTAGAGTAAACATCGCTTATGATCTGGTCAACGATGCTTTCCAACTCTCGGTTATACAAATCATCAACCTCGGACTCTACCGAATTGATAATGTCATGGGAGCAATTATCGTGGTGCTTATAGTATTCTTTTAGTTCGGCTAGTAGTTGTCCCGATTGGTTTGGACTTTTTTTTTGAAAGCCGTTGTCAGGAACGGACTGTTGTGTTGGCATCAACTCCACATCGAACGGTAAATCAAGATATTGCTTGATATCTTCACCTTCTGCTTGGTAGCCCGATAGTGTCAACTGATTTATTGTATCCAACCTTTCTTGGTACGATCTCTTTTCCTTCGATATGAACTTGAAATGTGAGTTCTCAAGTCTGTAACCTAGAGCAATAAGTTTAGGGAATACAATATCGTTAATAATATAGGTCATGTATTCACGATCTGAATCAGATACTTCATCAGCAACGCGTTCATGAACCTCAGATTGTGACCTAGATGAACCATCATCCGTTGTCATGGTAACCGACAAAACCGCCTTCGACATTTCAGAATTACACAGGTTGATAAGTTCCGAGTATATTTTATGCGCATCGGTTGATGACGTGGCAATGATCTCCAATTCATCGCTAAGGCCGGTCACAATATTGCGATTGGTAATCAGCCTTTGCATGTCTGCCTGATACTTGGCAGTCTGGTCGCGGTTATCTGTTTTCAAAACCGTCATCGGAATTCCAAATGTTTGCGCGTGGTCTCCCCACATGGCAATCGTAATACGTTTGATCAATGCATGCACCACCACGCTATTAAGGATTCCAAGATTCTGGGAGTCAACAAGGATATAATAATCAGAGTCATTGCGGCCATCGATAGGAATTAGTTGACCTAGATTAACCTGATATGGATTTTTAACGATTGAGCGAAGTTCTGGAATTACGTTACCTCTTGAAATTAGTTTAACGTCCTTGATCTCACTATCGATCAATTCTTGAATCTCAACAAGGGAATAGCCGTAAAACTTTGAGTCTATGATTGCTTCCTGCAATTTATTGAACCATTGTTTTGAGAATAGTTTTGTTAGTTCGTCATCAATGTTGCCTCTATCATCCATTACAGCGAATTCCTCGCCAAGAACCTTTGACTTTCTCTGTTGGATCACACTGGATAAATGCGGATCAAGAAGTATTGAATCGTAAATATCTTGAAGAGGTTTTTTTATTGGAACCTGTATCTGTCCGTTGATCCTTTGAAGTTCCGCTCTTATGTGAGCACTGACCCAAGCCTGAATTGTTTTTCTTGAACGGTCGTAATATATATCTAGTTTGTCCGATAGTTTGTCTTCTGCCATGTAGTTAAATACTTGGCAGGATTCGATTCACCGTTAGTAATAAAGACCTATTCCACTATCGGGTTTGCCAGTGATATAGATGTTATATGTTCGGTCTTCGAGTTCTGGAAAGTCTGGACTTAACTTCTCGCATTGAATATTTTTTAGGAACATCATCACTTCTTGGTAAGAATTGGTGCGATGAACCGGAATGTTTTCCGGGCTGATACGTTCGTGAAGTTTATACAGTGAAATAGTTACCAACCAATCAACTATCAACGGGTATCTTGGTTCAACCATCATCCAATCAAATGAACCGGGCAGGGATGTCGTGGCCGACACTGGTGAATAGAGTAAGGCGCTGAAATTATCACCAGACGTAAACCATACCGTGTCACCGCTAAAGTATGTTTGGCCGTGCTGGTAAGTAGGGTATGATTTGTAAAGCGCATTCAGGTCATACCTCTTTCTCAAGTATAGGGAAATGACTTCTTGAGCCTTTATCTCGCTGTCTAGGATCGACAGGTCTGGGTTCGAGTCTTCCTCAACCAAGGTGGTTAAATCGTCCTCACTAATTTTATACTTATAATCAGAATCTCGAAGGTATCGCATGGAGATAAATACCCAGACATATTTGAGAATTCGACGGTTTTTGTTTATTTCGAACAACTGAATTTCACTCCCCACCCGGTCGCAATAGACCCCCAGCCCATCCATAGGTGAGTTCAACGTTTTTACTGAACTATACTAACCCCCTATATACCTATGACCGCTACGGAACTAAAGGACTTATTGATCTCTCGAAAGTGGGAATACAAGCCCGTTGTGTATTCATTCAACGCAACCACTATGTCGACCAGCAGTGGAGTAATGACACCTTACGAAATTGAAGAAAAGGATGACCTGTTACTTCTCACAAACACCGATCTCAGAAACAAACAACCTTTTAGGTTGACGGTAAAAGAAAATCACGGACTCACAGAGATCACAATTGCTCCCGTAATCATTGGTGACACTGGTTTCTCGCCAATTATCCTAACTGAGATTATCCCTAACTGACAGAATGGAAAACGTCTACTACTTTCAACGCTATTCTCAGAAGGAGAATTGGGCGACAAACAATACCATGCTTTTGCTTTCCAGACTGTACCACTATGACAGATGGAAGTTTTCGGAAGTGATCAATAAAATATTGGAAGACGATGGAGCGGAGCCATTGGATATTGGAATAAACTTTTTCCAACAGGCTAAGGGACTTAAGAGCGTGCCCGACGCTTTAATTTCTCAAAGCAGTTTCGAATTACTGGTCGAAACAAAACGGCAGGATGATTTCACTTCTGACCAACTTATCCGACACCTAGACGCGTTCAAGATTACGTCATCAAGCAAAGTAATGTTAGCACTATCGCTCAATCCTTGCGACACTAAAATAAGAAAGGAAGTTGATGATCATATAAGGAAGGAGAAACTAAGCATCACGTTTGTCTCCACATCGTTTGAGAGACTTACTGATATTATTCGCGCAATTCTTGAGAGTCACGAAATTGAGTTACTGGAGATACTGGAAGATTATTTAGGATTTTGCAATGACTCAGGGCTCATTCAGAATAAAGACCACACCATGCTTGTGGTAACTTCTGGTAAATCGATTACAGAAAACCTCAAGTATAACATATATTATGATCCTGACACACGAGTGCACAAATTGCCTTTCAAATACATTGGCCTATACGATAAGAAGAATGTTGTAGCCGTTGGAAGGGTAACTAAACTTATTTACTGTGAATATAAGAAAGGGAAACTCGTTCCTTCGATTTCCTCCGCGCCATTAAAATTAACACGCGACGAAGAGTCACGCGTAAAGGCAACAATAGAAGAAACAAGTTACTACAATCTCAAAAATGATACTAAGTTCTTTCTCGTAGACAAATTCATCCCTACTAAATTTGAAAAAACGTCATGGTCGTCAATGCGAAGCAAACAATACTTCTTTCTAAACAAAATGGAAGGATACAGCAAATCGTTTGAAACTAAGCAGATTGCCGAATTCCTCAAACAACATACGTGGTAAACGCAAAACTAAAAGAAAATGACGACTTGGAACCAATGTCAGCATCATTACGATTCTATCTTCGAAACGTTTCAAGACTATCTTGAAACGCAAATTGCAAATGTTAACGCAAATACAATTGCACTCGGTGTACAACTGGCGATTCTACAGAAGTTTCAGATTAATATGATTTGTGCACGAGACTTTATACCGTATGTGTCAGAGGATCAAAAGAAATTTCTTTCACTTGGACTTGTGCTAAGAGGCATTATTTCTGATGTAATTAATTACCGGTATTTGAATAAAGTTAGAACGAGCGTTGGGCTTGACGAATTTGAGATTGAATCAAAAGTGCTAGATCGAGACTTTGTCGAGGCGTATGGAAAGATGATTGGACAAGAAGCCATCCTTGCCAGTGCAGATCAGGAAACTAAGACGGCGATTGCAGCATCTTTTCAAAATCAGTTTGGGGCTCTTCACGTCGATAATAAACTTATGACTGGAACGCAGATTCGAAATTCTGAAACGTTTAAGGCAAATATGTCTGCATACTTACAAACCATTAACAAACCTGATCTACACTACGCTAGGGAGGCGGGCAAACTGCAATTCGTTGTTGATGATGACTCTAGTATAATTGAGATACTTTATAAGTACTTATCACAACTTCAACATTTTTCCCTGATTGGAAGAAAAATGTACACTATGGATGGCTTCTTGGATTTCAACCCACACATTACTCTTTTGACCCTATTTTTGATGGCTAAGGTTATTAGGCAAATTGCACTTGATGTTGCGCCACATCAACCGACCTTGACTGCTTTGGACACATTTATCAATGCATTTGTATAATGACATGGCAATAACCCTGAATGAGCACAAAGTAAAGCACATAGACCAAGAGTCATTGCTATTGATCGACCTTTTGGAAACGTCAACGCTAATGCCGGACGATCCGGTTGCAGATGATCCTAAAAAGGAGAAACTGATTGATCCGCCTCCTATTTTGACTTTTACCATGCCAGACAATTACATTCTTACTAAAGGCAATCTTCCATTCGATTGTTTTAAGAGAACATGCATTGGATTCAATGAGGAGAATTACATTAGATTTAAAAAATTGGTTGATACGATACATAAAGGGCATGAAGTAGGCACAAAAATCAGCCATGAATTTGTTCACAAGACAGTCTGGGGTTGGTTGATTCAAGCAAAACGGAAAGGTCAGAGTGATGGCAGTTTATCGGACTACCTTCATGAACAACTAAACGGAGCGATTAAAGAGTACAAGATGCACTTTACAATCCTGTATCTACATCCAAAGTATAAGTTCAATATTGGCCTTGCTGAATTTGGTTCATTCTCAGGGGAATACTTTGATAAGTTTATTGACACCTTCAACAAGAATAAGCCGGGTCTGCCAAATGTGTTCGTGCGAATGAAGAAAGAATATTTCGGCCAAAAATATGTGGCGGTCACCGTCGAGGGTGAGAAAATCCGGGCTCAACAAATTGCCGCAGACTATTGTGCAATCGCAGTTGATATTCTGAAAATATGCAGCGACACACTCGACCAACCAGATTTAAAAATTAGTTTTGATATTGATTTCAGGTCTCAGGAAAGCCCACAAGACAAGACACTTGTTGAAGCAATTAATTCGGAAGACGGGCTTACTACACAATTACGGCGAAAGCCAGCAAATTACGATCTTGAAGAACGACGAATGGCTGCAATTGAGAAAAGAGGGCTTAACACTTTTCGCGACTTTCTAATTTCGATTGAACAGGAGAAGCCAAGTGAATTACAGAATCTCATTCTTCGAGCCATTCGCAGGTTTGCCGATGCATTGACAAACACTGATCTTCATAGGCGCGTCGCATCGCTGTTCACGATACTTGAATCGTTGCTTTTGTTAGATCAGGATTCTCCGATTACTGATAGCGTTGTCAAGTATACCACCAGACTGGTATCTAAGGACATTGAGACAAGAAAAATACTGTCAGTCTTGATCAAGGAATTATACAAGGTTCGAAGCAAATGGGTTCACCACGCAATCGAGGAACCAATTCATGAAAAGGATTTAGCAGGACTTCAAATAGTTGTGCATACGCTCTTGAAGGTCTTGATAGGAAAAACGAAACAGCATAAAGAGAAGGCGACGATTTTAAAAGAGATCGACGATGCAATTTTAAGTGCTGGATGATGTGACCACCTTTTCACTTTTCAGTTTGACAATGAAAAAAGTTCTCGCTCACGTTGATCTGATACCCCAGAGTGAATAAGGCCATATCTTTGATCTGTTGTTTTACCTTTTCAAAGTCATCATTTGTCAATCCACATTTATCCCAGACTCGCACATCCACTATCTTTATTTGAGGATTACGCTTGAAGTATTCTTCCGGCAGTTGTTGCTTTATGGAAAGGTGTTCGTAGCCAATAGGATCATAGACTCTATCATTGTCAACCCACAAGGGCAGTTCAATGTAAGTTGTTAATCTGTTACGCTTGTGGACTTTGTCAAATCTGTAATCGTGTTTTACGTATTTGGTGTATTCGCTTTGATTACCGTAAGGCGCATATCGAAGCAGCCTTACTTCTCGTTCATCTCTGAAATGATCCATTTTATAGAAGCCTATTAGCCTGCTTGCATCCAAGTAAGCAGTTATGCCATATTTTTTCTTGAATGCGTCTAATTCAGACTGATAGTTCTCAAGGCCAGTGGGCAGTTTGTACTTGATTTCTCCAAGATTATAATTGATCCATTGATCTGGCTCATTCACGATTTCAAATACGATTGCCGCTCCACCTTGGCCATAGTTTTGCCAGATATATGGATTATCCATTTCCGTAGTTGGGCAAAACGATAGCGTGTAGAGTCTGGACTTCAAGTTCTGAATTGCCTCTTCGTTTATTCCCATTGCTTTGGCGGCATAACCATACTCCTGTTCGTCTGCCGAACTATGAAGGTCATACATTCGAAAAGCCCGGCTGGTTAGTATTGAGAACAGAAACCCCAGACCGGTCAGGTGGAAGAACTGCAAAGGCTTTGCATAGTAGTATTCCGTGTGACGGTAGTTAAAATTGTAAGAGGCAAGGTCGAGACGATAGTGTTCGCCGTTGACGTTTCCACCACCTTCGAATTTTACAATGCCGAAAGCCCGGTTGATTATTTCCTTGAACTCATCATAAATTTCTTTGTCTTCATAAGTTGTGCGCGGCATGGAGGTGTTAGTTTTAGTAACTATGAACGGTTTAAAATCCTTGAAACACTGATTGCCTCGAACTTACTGCCCTTGCTGGTCTTGTATTGGAGTTCGTTAAGCCTTTCAGCGATGGCCCGGTAACTCATCTTATCTTTCCTCAATAATTGTATCATGGCAAGGGCTTGAATATTGTTCTTGTTGGTTCTGGCTGCGTCCATTCTGGACTTGACGCCTGCCTTCCTTCCCTTGCTGGTCATGTTATCAGGACTGCCCAAAGGTTCTCCACGTCTACGCTTGGCCGCTAAGGCATCCTTGATTCGTTTACTGATGATCTCCCGTTCATGTTGTGCCATGCTTGCAAATATCCCTATGGTCAGGGTGTTTGCGTCTGGCAGGTCAAGGGCTTTGAAGTCCACCTTAGTATCTCGGAGAGTGAAGATAAAGGAAACATTCCGGGACAGTCTGTCCAGTTTGGCAATAAGCAGAGTCGCACCAACCTTCTTGGCGTGTTCTATTGCTTTCAATAGGTTCGGTCTGGAATCATTCTTCCCGGATTCGATGTCCTTGTATTCCGCAATCAAAGAGCGTCTCTTATCGCCTGAAATGAAGTCCTGAACGGTCTTTTGTTGGGCTTCTAGGCCAAGACCTGACTTGCCCTGTCTTTTGGTGGATACCCTGTAATATGCGATCATCTTTGCCACGTTTAAAGTTACTATTCCTAACTAAGATTGAAAACTACCCTTAACTAAGAATGACGGGGAACAATTTCTAACTAAGATTACCCGTTACTATTCCTAACTAAGAATGAAAAAGGGGCTCGTGGCCCCTGTCATTACTTCTGGATAAATGGTTTGTCCCACCGTCCCACCTGATAATCGTAGTAGAACGCGCAATTGAAGTAGTCGGTCATTGAATCCGACTTATCCCAATGGTACTTCTTTATGATCGTTTCGACGACTTCGAAAAGTCCCTTGGCCTCCACGGTCAAATTACTGTCCTCAGTGAAACTATACTGATTCACACCATAGCGGCCATCAAATGGCTTGGCATTGTTGTCATAGGACATGTAGCCTCTATGAACGATCTCGTTCTTTACCACTGGTGCAAAAGGTGCTGAAATCAGGGCAACAGATATATGGTTGTAATCCGTGGTAACTGATACCTTGACACCCTTCAAAGACTTCACTGCTTCCTTGATTTCTTTGGCGATTTGCTTAGTTGACGTGCGATCCATGTTATTCTTTGTTTTTGGTCATGTATACCAAAAACAACCACGATGTAACCTCTCTGTATCTACTGTTTCTGTTAAGTTATATCGTCTATTTACTGAACTATGCGCTACAGAACCGCAACATGATAGTATTTATGGGAAGCGCGGGCACATCATTTGGTCACTTAGGCTTACAGGTCATTTGATTGATTTATGATCTTGCTTGCGGTTCGACACATGGCAAAACAATTAAACGAGAAGCAACTAGAGATACTTCGAAAACATCAGTTCAAGAAGGGCGAGGTGCAGCAGCCACAAGGCAGGACATCACCCAATAAGATTAACCAGCATATAAGGGAAGTACTCTCCCATGCAGTACAGGACAATCTACCAGCAGTCAACAAGGCAATAGGATCATTACTAAAGTCTGAGAATGATCTAGTAAAGTCCAGAGGCGTTGATCTGTACTTGAGTTTACTTGAATTCTCCCAACCAAAACTTCAGGCGGTCGCTTTAAAAACTGATGGGGCAAGCAACAGCATAATTGTCATCGGCAAACCTGCTGATCTTGAACTTCCAAGTTATGAGCCAAACGACCAGCAGGCAGACGATGGTTATTTACAGGAAGCCTCTTTAGTTGATCCCAACATAAATAACCCTAGTGATGATAGCCAAGAATATTAATGCAGGTCGACCTATCGAATTTACCCAAGATCGTTTCAAAACACTTCTATCCTTTACTACCCAATAAAAAGAAGTACCTAATCTGCTATGGAGGTATTTCGAGCGGCAAGTCTGTCTTCATTGCGCAAAAACTTATCTACAGAATTCTTACCGATGGCGTTGAGCATAGAATTCTGGTTGTCCGAAAAGTATCGGAGAAACTTAGGCAATCGGTATTCACCGAATGTCTTCAGGTTCTAAGAGACATGGGCCTCTCCCCTTATGCAAATGTCACTACGTCACCATTGCAAATCAACCTATTCGGTAGCACGATTTTGTTTTCAGGAATTGATGAAAGCGAAAAGATAAAATCAATATCCCGTATAAGTGCTGTTTGGATCGAAGAGGCAACGGAACTGTTGGAATCTGACTTTGATGAGTTAGCAGACAGATTAAGAACAGACTATCCTACCTACAAACAAATCATTCTTTCATTCAACCCGATCAGCAAAAGCCATTGGCTTTACAAACGGTTTTTTGAAAATGATGATCTGAAGAATGATACTTCAATTCACAAATCCACTTATCTGGACAATGATTTCATCAATACCGAAGAGTTTGGTAACAGCATTAGAGCCAGATACAAGAACAATGCAAATGCTTATCAGGTTAAGGTTTTGGGAAACTTCGGTTCAGATCAGACCGGAGGTGAATTTTACGCTTCGTTCAATGCTGGCACCACTGTTACAAATGTTTCGTATGACCCTGAATACCCGTTGATCCTATCATGGGATTTTAACGTCTTGCCGTTCAGTGCTTGCCTTATTGGTCAGTTGACCGGTAAGACATTAAACATCATTAATGAAATCGCTCTCGAATCTCCATTCAACAGGCCGATAAACGTAATGCAAGAACTAAAGAGAAGATACCCTCACCATTATTCCGGCATATACGTTACAGGGGATGCTTCCGGAAAAGCGAATAGCACTAGGACTCAAGATAACGTAAACGATTACACCGTAATCTTTGAACAATTGAAAACCTATGTAGGTGTAAAGGATTTTGTTCCTTCGAAGAACGCCAATGTCTTTCAACGTGGAGAGTTTATCAACGCTCTGTTTGCTGGTGATGTTGAAGGCGTTCAAATACATATTGATCCTTCATGCACAAAATTAATTGAAGACCTTTCAAATATTAAGCGATCAGAAGACGGATCAAAATGGAAACGTAGAATCAAGAGCAAAACAACAGGGCAAACTTTTGAAGAGTACGGCCACATGTCAGACGCGTTAGACATCATGGTAACTCAATTCATGAAGGAAGACTTCAAAAAGTATCTTAGAGGTTCCAATGCGGATTTGCACGTAGGTAGCCGTTACGTGCCATTAAATCTCTATTGACACGGGATTTCATTGTACGCATGAAACCCACCTGCAATCACAGTAAATAAATTAACACGCTCGGTCGATCCGAACGGGATGACTATCAGGTCACCGGTTTGAGCATCATTTCCAACGAATCTAAATCTAACGACAACACCTGTCGTCAATAAAACTGCATAGCAAAGGTCGAGTTCTAAAAACATATATTATGACATTTATTTACACTAATCTACCATAATGCCGTATGCAGCGGATAGTACAATTCTACTATCGCCGCGACAAAGCACACCAATCAAAAGACGAATCGTTTTCTCTTGCGTCCAATAGAATTGGATAAGGCGAATCGCAAAGGTCGCCTCCCGAATATGAGATAAAACACTAATTGCGTACCTTCTGTAATCGGTAAATAGCAATGCACCACTTTTGGCAATCAGGAATGCACCAAAAATGGCAACAAGAGTGCACCATTAAGAGCGAGATTCGTGGGCTTAATAAACCCTCGGACAATGAATGCACACTTAATCAAATTCCTGATGTATTACGAGATTCACCGCCTGAGACGGGAAGACCATTCGGTAAGGAAAATCACAGAACTACTAGGTATTAATCGCAGAACTGTAGGCAAATATCTCTCGATGACCGAGAAGGAGTACGAAGCCTTCCTGATCAAGCAGTCTGATAGGAAGAAAGAACTTCAATCCTACGAGCCCTTTGTCAAAGAGAAACTGGAGCTTTTTCCTGATACTTCCGCAGCTCAGATGCACGATTGGCTGAAAGAGCACCATTCTGACTTCCCTGAACTGAACGCTAAGACGATCTTCAACTTTGTTCACTGGGTACGAAACAAATACAATATTCCCAAGTTACAGGAACAACGTCAGCACAGCGTAGTAGAGGAACTGCCCTACGGGAAACAAGCGCAGGTAGACTTCGGAGAATATAGCCTGAGAAGTTCATCGGGTGTGAGAGTCAAAGTGTTCTTCTTCACATTTGTATTAGCACGTTCACGTTACAAATACATCTGGTTCACTGACCATTATTTTACCAGTGAACTGGCCATCCAGGCACATGAACAGGCCTTTGCTTATATCCAGGGAGTTCCTGATGAGATTGTCTATGATCAGGACAAGGTATTTATCGTAAGCGAAAACTGTGGCGACATCATTCTCACCGATGTGTTCCGGAGGTATACACGGACGCAATCCTTTCAGCTCTACTTCTGTCGTAAATCTGATCCTCAGAGTAAAGGTAAGGTCGAAAACCTGGTAAAGTATATCAAGCAAAACTTTCTCTACAACCGTACCTATTACAACATTGAAACACTCAATGACGATGTCATGGGATGGCTCGGTCGTACAGCTAACGCACTGCCACATGGCTTTACCCGGAAGGAACCACATGCGGAATGGATCAATGAACGCGTCTTTTTAAAACCATATGTGGTACAGCCAGTCGTGATCAAGGCTGTCGCCTATACTGTACGAAAGGATAATACGATCTCCTGGAAAAGCAATCTTTACTCTGTTCCATTGGGAACCTACAGCGGAAGAGGTGCTCAGGTTACCGTACGAAGTCAACAAGAAGATCTGGTGATCTCCCATGCAGAGGGTCATGAATTATGTCGCCATAAGATTGCCGTCGGGAAGGGCCTTAAAATCATCAATACAGACCATAAACGAGATAAATCAACGGGCATTGACGAAATGATCCACCAACTATGCGCATTGCTGGAGGACCCGGGATCTGGAAGAGCCTGGCTCTCAGCACTGCGAAATGCAAAGCCGCGATATGTCCGGGACCAGCTTTCTGCCATTCGGACAGTAATTGAAAAAAGTCCCGCACCATTGATTGAAAAGACGATCAAATATTGTCTGGACAACAATATTACCAGCGCGATGGATTTTAAAGCAATCATCGTCCAGCAACAACAACGGTCAGTGGTTCAGGAAAAGATCATTCCATTAAACCCTCTATCGGGTACCCGACCCCAAATCAATGAGCCGCAGAAAAGCTCGATTCAGGACTATCAGGATCTTATTAAAAAATCAACCAATCGTCAGAACTAACCAACATGTAAAACCAAAGAGAAGATGGACCAAAAACAACAAGTCAAACAGTACTGCCAGCAGTTCAAGATTACCGGTATCAGCCGGCAGATCGAGGAGCTTATTGCAGCAGCAGAAGAGAAGAGCACGGGCTTTATGGATTTTACCGTCGCCATGTTTAAAGCCGAAGCCGATCACCGGCATGACAACGAACTCCAGCGACGCATTAAAACGGCTTCACTGCCAATTGCTAGTGATCTAAATACATACGATCATCAAGTAGAGAACGGCTTACCCAAGACACGACTCAATCAGTTACGTGAGCTCAACTGGCTGGATCAGATTTACAACATCATGCTCATGGGACCATCTGGAACCGGCAAAACCTTTTTGGCTGCCGGGCTCTGCGCGGATGCACTGGCAAAGGGCTATAAAGCCTACTTCAGAACCATGGAAGAACTCATGACCATGCTCAAGTTAAAAGACGTTACTAAGACGCACATGACCGAATACAAGCGGCTAAGTAAAGCAAATCTGATCGTCATTGATGACATTATGCTCTTCCCGGTAGAGAAGTTCCAGGCCGTAAGCTTTTTCAATTTTATCAATCAAATCTATGAGAGTACCTCCTTTGTCATCACCACCAATAAAATGCCAGCAGACTGGGCAAAAGTACTAGATGACGAGGTACTGGCCACTGCGCTTCTAGATCGCCTACTATACCGTTGTGAGATAATTAACCTAACCGGAAAGAGCTACCGGCTGAGCAACCGAAAAACAATATTTGAATCCTGA